TGTGGACGATGCCGATGCAATATGGAGTCATTGCTGGTAAGTTGGGTAAGATGCCAAGCTATTATGATGTATGGATAGAAGACGCTGCTGGAACTCGACTCACCTACATTCAGAGATACTATGCTTCAGATATTCGAAGCGAAGAAGAACAGTGGGTACTCTTCGAAAACTCACTCGGTGGTATCGACACCTTCCGTGCGTATGGTGATGCAGAAAACACTGCGAAACATACGCACAACGTAGCAGAAATTGAGAACGACTCAGAAGAGTATCGTGTTGACACGGTCAGAGAATACAAGAAGAACACAGGCTTCCTCTCTAAGGAAGAGCGTAAGTGGTTGCTTGACTTCTTCCCTTCGTTGGGTAAGTTCCTCTACACAGGAAACTATGTACGTCGCATTGTCGTAACAGAGAGCGACGTCAGTTGGCAGACAAAAGACCTCCCTTCATCTTATACATTTACCTATAAGTACGCAGATGCACGTCCTTACCTTAATATTACCAGGTCAGAGGACGCTGCACCTGCAATGTTGGATATCAAGATTCCTGATGTAGGGTCTTTTACCATCGCCCCACGCTTAGTTGAGCTTGAGCGACTACCGCTGAGCAGTGGGGCTCTCTTTCCAGTTCAGAGTCCTTACTCTGATAAGTGGAATATTACAACAGCTGAAGCTATCCTTGAGTGGTTCTCACGTGAGGTCACCGCTGCTTACAAGGGTGATGGTGCGTTTGGACACCGCCACGATAATATGTCGGTACTGAATGCGCTCGATCGCATTGGTGGTTACCTCACCTTGGATGCGCAGAAGATACTCGCTGGCTTAGCTGACGAAGCTAAGTCTGCTCGCACGCTTGACCCTAAGAGTGTCGACTGGGAGAAGATTGTACGCACCGATCAAGACTCCATCGTTAACTCACTGACTACTTTCATGAAGGGTATCGTGTTTGGTAAGTCGGTCCGTGGAGAGTCTGGTATATCCATCTACCAGGACGAAGAAGGGAACTGGCATCTTGATGCAGAGTATCTGCACGTACATCGTAAGCTCACAGCTGAAGAGGTGGAGATAATGAAGACCTCACACATCAAGGGTAAGATTGTGAACTCTGCTGGTAGTTTCGTGGTATCTAAGATTGAGAGGATTGTAGGTGCCTGGAGATGTTTCTTCCGTCAGGAAGATGCTGACGGACGCAGAATCTATAATTCTATGCAAGTGAATGACCTTGCTCTGTGCGAGACATTCAACTTGGTAGATGCTGGCGGTCAGCTTTCTAATCACTACTGGCATAGGCGTGTTATCGCTGTAGGAACGGATTATGTCGACATCGCAGATAACACGAATGTAGATGACTATGCAAGTGGTAGCGATGTTCCGCAGGTGGGTGATGAAGTTGTGCAGCTTGGCAATCTCACTGATAAAGATAGACAGAGTGCTATCATACAATCAGCAGCAGGCACAGGCGCACCATACTTTAAGATTATAAAGGGCATCAATTCATTTACACTTCCTCGCCCTATCTTCCTTTTTGACAAACAGAACTTCGAGATACGTGTCGAGAACCCAGCTAATCGTAGTGAGTATGTTCGTCTGCAAGACTTCTTAGAATCTATGCAGGGACGTATTAGTTCTGTTCTACAGCAGTCAGATAGGAATATCACCTTCTACTTCGGTGATGCTGTTCCTTCATTGACGAATGAGCCTGCTAATGAGTGGACGGACGACGAAACAAAAGAAATGCACGAGCATGATGTCTACTACAATCGCTCTTATGTCGAGACAGGTGGCGGTCGCTCATACTCATTCGAGAAAAACCAAGATGGGTCTTTTGCTTGGAAAGAGATAACCGACGCTGACGTGCTTAAGTCTCTTGAAGCTGCACAGCGTGCGCAGGACACAGCAGATGGTAAGCGACGAGTGTTCGTGCAAGCTATACCAATTCCTCCATACGATGCAGGCGATCAATGGAGTAACGCTACCTTCGGAGATAAGTACCGCAACGACTTGCTTGTTTGCATTCAGCCAAAGAAAAAGGGTGAAGAGTTTAGCATCGAAGATTGGCAGTCTGCACAACATTATACTACTAAACAGTTCGAGGCTGAGTTTAATGTTGGTGGTAAATCTATCTCCGCCTTTGTGAAAGACTTGCGTACTGGTCTTGAAGCTGTAGGTATGCACATGGATGGTGAGAATAGCTCTTTCACCGTCAATGCAAAGAACTTCAAGGTTCAGACTCCAGAGGGTAAGGTTGCGTTCGTAGCTTCAGATGGAACAATTGATGCTTCTCGTGTACGTATGCGATGTGAACACGGTTCAATTTACTTCGGTGAAATTGACGGGTATCCGAACATCATTCTTGCGAATGAGCTCGGACAGCCGCAGATAATGCTTAATCATCGTGGTATCGTGAATAAGTATGGAGTAGATATGGAGTTAATCAACGCCAGTAGATACTTTGTTAGCAAGCGTGATGGTAAGGCTTATCTCGGTGTTAATATCATTATGAAAATCACCAATAGAGGTTTTCAACAGAATACTTATGGCGGTGGTGATATTAAGTTGACTGCTACGCTTGAAGATAAGTCACATGAATATATAACCTTACAGTTAGGAAAGCAGTACACAGGCGACGATAAGGCTATAGTTGCAGCTACAACTCCGATCACACTGAAGATTGGAGAGACTGGAGAAATGATTTATGGTGGACTGTTCGAGATAGGCTCTACAAGTGGAGGTGCGGTTGTAGCTCAAAAGATATCTTACTCTGTGCGGTCAGTTTATTACGACACGGTCGTTGCTAAGTCGTATGTTTCGGAATTAGGCGGAAATAACTTCTCTTCTGATAGTGGTGGAAATCTAATCAACCCATCGAATGGCGACGAACCACCTGCTGTTATACCAGCACCTAATATGGATGTTTAATTAAATAAAATAGTGATATGAAAAGTTTTTTAGATTGTGTCTACAAAGTCTTCACAAGACTTGCTGCCATTGGTAGCGATAAGTATCTGCATTTTGTTGCAGGACTTATCGTTGCAATGATAGCTTGCAAAGGGCTACGTTCTATTGATGCGTGGCTTATGTTATCATTAGTTCCTGCTTTTTTTGTGATGGCAGGTAAGGAGAGTGTTGATTATTACCTGCGTGGTGAGCAGTTCGACTGGAAAGATGTAGTTGCTGGCATGGTGGGTGCGTTTGTCGGAGTAATACTTTTTCTGCTATGAATTACCTTGAGCAATTTAAATACGTGATATGTTCAATCATCAGCGGAATGCTGAGCTTGTTTTTCCCGATACGTGATTTCATGTACGCAATGTTGATTGTGTTTGGTGTCAATTATATCTTTGGATTGATTGCAGGTTTGAAACATGGTGAAGAATGGAAATTAAGAAAGTCTATAGTATTCTTCTACCATTGTACGTTATTCTTCGTCATGACCGCTTCTATCTTCGTTACAGGATACTTCCTTCATGCTGGTGAAGAGACGCTCGGAGTTGTGAAAGCATTGTGTGGGGTAGCTATCTGGTTCTATTCGACGAATATCGTCCGCAACTGGAGGATGATGTTGATTGAAAATACAACAATGTGGAAGATTGCTGGATTTGTCTATTACGTTTTGACTCTGAAAGCGATAGACAAAGTGCCGTTCCTTAGTGAGTATCTTAAGAGCTCGCACGTGAATATAGATGATGATAAACCAAAGTTTGATTAAAAGTTATGGCAAATTTCTCAATAGCGGAGCTGGTACAATCCAGCACCGCTGAACAATTAAAGATAAACAATAACCCTCCTACTATTGTGAGAGTTCACCTTACCGAGACGATAACTCTTTTAGAGGCTATTCGTTCTGAATGGGGTAAATATTGTGAGCGTCACAAAATCGAGAATCCTGCTATCCGTGTGACAAGTGGCTACCGCTCACCAGAATTGAATAAGGCTGTAGGAGGTGTAAAAAACTCTGCACATGTAGAGGGCTACGCTGCTGACTTACAGCCTGTCAATGGTAAGCAGGCAGAGTTTGAACGCTTCATGGCTAACGAGTTCTCCAAAATGGGGTACTCCTACGATCAAATTATCGTAGAAAGAAGTAAGACTTCTCGATGGGTACATGTCGC